AAGAAGAACTAAAAGTGATGAAAGAAATGTTTGAAGCATCAGTAGATGGTCAAGCATATGATGTTGATCGTTGGGGATCATACTTTCGTCCAGCAGGTATGCAAAAGCCTGAAGGATCAGCACCAGCTCCAATAATGGCGGCGGCTGCATCAGCAACAGCAACACCTGTACAAGTTAGTACTCCAGTAGTACCAACTCCGGTAGCGGAAACGGCTCCTGCTCCGGTTGCTACACCTGAAGAGATGGGTGCAACTCCAACTGCACCAGTCCAAACACCAGCTTCCCCTGCTGGTAGTGGACAAAAAGCCGAAGATATACTTGCTATGATTCGTAGCAGACAGTCTTCATCTTAACGGCAAAGGAGGGCAAGGTTTTTTCCTTTCTCCTTGCCCTCATTCTTTTGGAGATACAATGAGTAATTTAATTGTTACTAGATTTACTCACGGTGCAGCGGGTAAGTTCTTAAGCACAGTATTACAAACAAGTAATTTAATTGATCACTGGAACAATACAGTCCAAGAACAAAAAGAATGTCAAGAGTTATTTAAGTCAGTGACTTTAGAGTATGTTAGACGAAGTTTTCCTATAGATCATAGTGTGCATATGGTGAACGAACCAATGGTTCCCTACAATACTAGTTTGTATAGCACAGGATATCCTCGAGGCAACGACATATCATACAAAGAATATTGTTCACAAGTTGATGCACGTATGGATCTTTGTAAGTCCAAAAAATTATTAGCAAACATTGTATTTCACAAACCAAATATACCTTTGTTTTGTAAAGGAGCACGTACAGTTACTATTATGACAACAACTAAACAGGAGCAATCTTGGGTCCATAATGCATTGTGGAGTAAACAGTTTTTAGAAACACAAGATAAAATTATCAAACTGGACTTGAGTCCTACTCATTGTAATCTAAGTAGTCTACCAAATATTCTTAAGTTTAACCCTAAATTTGAATTTAAGTTAGAAGATAAAGAAGAAATTTTTAATAAATTTGTGGTAAACGATCATTGTGCTTTATGGTATACTGATTACAACTACTTCAAAGACTTTGACAGAGACTTAGAATTAGATAATGCTTTTATTGATATAAAAAACTTTTTTGATCAGACTACTTTTATGGATAGTGTAGAACAGTTGTTTATGAAATTAAATTTAGGAAAACCAGACGTAGAGTTAATAAAGTCTATGCATGATATCTGGTGGAGCAGACAGTGCAAGCAATTGAAAATTACCTAAAAAGTCTAAAATAATTTGACAACACAGGCATAATATAGTATAATAACATATTACACAAGGAGAATACAGTGGCAAAACCATTTGACGTAAGCAAATTTCGCAAGGACATTACAAAAAGCATTGACGGATTGTCAATTGGCTTTAACGATCCAACAGACTGGATCTCAACAGGCAACTATGCACTAAACTACTTGATCAGTGGAGACTTTCATAAAGGTTGTCCACTAGGTAAAGTTACAGTGTTTGCTGGTGAATCAGGAGCAGGTAAAAGTTATTTTGCCGCAGGTAACATTGTAAAACATGCACAGGAACAAGGCATATTTGTTGTATTGGTTGATACTGAAAATGCACTTGACGAAGCATGGTTGAAAGCACTTGGTGTTGATACCAGTGAAAGCAAACTGCTTAAACTAGCAATGAGTATGATCGATGATGTAGCAAAAACAGTTAGCACATTTATGAAAGACTACAAAGCATTACCAGACGGCGAACGTCCAAAGGTACTGTTTGTTATAGATAGTTTAGGCATGATGCTAACACCTACTGATGTTAATCAATTTGAAGCTGGTGACATGAAAGGTGACTTGGGTAGAAAGCCTAAAGCACTGACTGCACTAGTAAGAAACACAGTAAACATGTTTGGTAGTTACAATGTAGGTATGGTGTGTACTAATCACACATATGCATCACAGGATATGTTTGATCCAGATGATAAAATATCAGGTGGACAAGGATTTATCTATGCAAGTTCAATTGTTGTTGCAATGAGAAAACTTAAACTTAAAGAAGACGAAGATGGTAACAAGATATCACAAGTTAAAGGTATACGTGCCGCATGTAAAGTTATGAAAACTAGATATGCTAAGCCATTTGAATCGGTGCAGGTTAAGATTCCATATGAAACAGGAATGAATCCTTACAGTGGACTTGTTGATTTAGCAGAAGGTACTGGTTTGTTAACAAAGCAAGGAAACAGATTACGTTTCTTAACAAGCGACAAGCAAGAGATACTACAGTTTCGCAAGGCTTGGGAACGCAACGAAGATGGTTGTTTAGATAAAGTAATGCTGGACTTCAATAAAATTGAGGAAGTGCTAAGTACTCCAGAAGAGGAAGAGGTAATAGAAGTTGCCGCTCCTATTGAAGATACAGAAACATTTAACGAGGAGAACGTATAGTGTCATTAGACTTAGCCGCACTAGTATGGAAAGAAACACGACAATTTATGCACGACACAGGTGATATTCGCGAGGCAGCGGATCATGTGGTCGAAGCATTAATACAACATCATACTGCAGGAGAATTGAGAGAAGCATTCAAATTTGATGGTGCTATAAAACTTGCAGTTGGAAATTATCTTGGAGAAGCAGAAGAAGATGATTTTGAAGAAGAGGAAGAAGATGAACTGTTGAATCAGTATGATGATGATGGCGAATTCAAATACGACGAGTACTAGTATATGTGGTATAGTAAAGTAACAAATAATCTTGCTAACATTCCTCAGTTTATAACACATTGTGAACAAGAATTAGAAGTTGCCAAGAGTGAATGTAGGATTGGTGGGCTTGTTGAAAAGAACATTAAATTGTTACCAGGTATTACCGAGCAACGTTTTAATCAGTTACAAGAGATTGAAGCAGTACTAAATTTTCTAAATATAAAACTCAGACAAATAAGACGCAAACATTTTCAAAAGTTTTTGGAAGGTTATGCCCGTGCATTGACCAGTAGAGATGCTGAAAAGTACGTTGATGGCGAAGATGAAGTTATAGACTTTGAAACACTTATCAATGAAGTAGCATTGCTACGTAATAAGTATCTTGGCATAATGAAAGGCTTAGATACCAAACAGTGGCAACTTGGACATATAGTACGTCTAAGAACTGCTGGTATGGAAGATGTACAGGTATAGGTATGCAATTCAGTAGTTTCTCAAGTTCACAAGAAAAATTTGATCATTGTTATGAAAACATAATATCTTACCTTTACGAGTATGATAGTTTTATGGAAAGTGTAGGAAGAGTTGCTGGATTGGGCTCTGACAAAGAAGCACTGGAGATGCAGTGGTGGGCTAATGCCACCACACGAGATGATCAACAGTTGCCTTTGAATATAAAATGTACTGTAATCAGTGAGATTATGAATCTAAATGTAAAACATAAAAACATAAGTTTACAAAGNGAATCGTTCGAAAAACCCAGTAAAGTAAAAAAACCNTTTGATATATTGTGGGCATATGATATTCTACAGTATGTGACTAATCCTTATACACTATTAGCAAATTGGTGGAATATTGCAACCACAGATAGTATGTTGGTAATAGCAGTGCCTCAAACTACTAATATAGAGTTTAACAAGCAAGAATACCATACAAGAACAAATCACAAACATCATTATACATTGCCCATGTTGATATACATGCTTAGTGTAAATGGATGGGATTGTAAAAGTGGATTTTTTAAAAAGTCAATTGACGATCCTTGGTTGTATGCTATAGTGTATCGAAGCGATATAAAACCAATGGATCCAATGACAACAAATTTATATCACATTGCAGAAGATACAGAATTATTACCAGACTGTGTGGTTAATAGCATAAACAAGTATGCACTACTGAGGCAGAGAGACCTGGTTTTGCCGTGGATAGACAAAAATCTAACAGTTATGGAGAACCACTAATGAAAGCTGGTAAAATATGGGGCAACACAGAACTTATACATGCTAACGGTGTGTTGGAGTTTCACAGAATAGAATTTAAAGCAGGTTACAAATGCAGTGAGCATGAACACTGTTATAAATGGAATGGTTTTTTTGTTGAGTCAGGAAAAATGATTGTGCGTGTTTGGCAAGACGGTGAACAACAAGGATTGGTTGACGAAACCATACTAGAAGCAGGTGACTTTACACAAGTTAAGCCTGGTAAAATTCATCAGTTTGAAGGTGTTGAAGATGGTGTTGCTTTTGAATTATACTGGGCAGAATTCAACCACGATGACATCAAACGTAGAACCATTGGTTCAGGTTCGTGATACAAAAGAACGGAAACTGGTGGTGTGTTGATACTGTAGGCTTAGCCGGAGACTACATGCGTCTTGAGAACTTTAGTTGTATACAACCGATTAAAAAAGCAGTGACATATTGTACACAGTTTAGAAATGCTATCGATGCTGGCACGTGGATAGGCGATAGCACAGTTTTAATGTCGTCGATGTTTGATAGAGTAATTGGTTTTGAACCACATCCATTGGTACATGTGTGCTGTGAAAAAAATTTAAAAGATCGCAACATAACAAACGTAGAAATGTACAATTATGCACTCAGCAACGAAAACAAACTAATGAATTTGTATAATGGAAAAAGCACATTTTCAGGTTGGATCAGTGAAAAAGAAGAAGCACCAGAATTGGTTACTGTTCATAATGAACAACAAGTTCAAACTATTGTTCTGGACAGTTATCACTTTGAGGATATAGATTTTATAAAGTTAGATTGTGATAGCCATGAAGGTTACATACTTGCTGGTGCAGAAAATTTTTTTAAAACAAACTCTCCTGTGGTGTTAATCGAAAACAAGTTACGTATACTTAAAGATCGACAACCAGCAGATATGCCCAATGCNATTGAACTTTTAGAAAGTTATGGATATGTACTACAAGAACGTGTAGAGAAAAACGATTATGTTTACACCAAAGGAGAAGCGGATGCAGAATAGTCCAGAGTATACATTACAATTAGAAAAACTGCATGCGGCTAAGAGCTTCGGAAATGCAAGTGGTGCACCTAAAATACTNACTGATTTTTTAGCACAANATACAGTCACTAGTATATTGGATTTTGGTTGCGGCAAAGGTACTCCTCTTGATAGTTTAAAATCCGACAAAATGGACATATACAGTTATGATCCTATAACACATCCAATAGCACTACCAGAATCTGTTGACCTGGTGTACAGTCGAGACGTACTTGAACACATAGAGCCAGAACAAATTGATAGTGTCCTAGACAGATTATTCACAATAGGNAAAAAATANCAGCATCATTTTATTGCATGCCATCCTGCAAAGAAAAGACTAAGCGACGGGCGTAATGCACATCTTATTATNGAANAGCCCAAATGGTGGAAAGANAAAATTGAACAGATATCTGGTTGGAAAATAATACACGAGAATATCAAAGGGCCAAAGCCGTTGGTAAGAGGTAATATTACAATAGACAT